ATGAACGTTATGCGATTCTGCCGTAAAAACGGCGCAAAACTGGCTGTCGTTGCTGCCGCTCCTCTGGCTTTGGCTGGTCAAGCATGGGCTGAAGTACCTGAAAGCGTCAAAACCGACTTGGCTACTGCTAAAACCGATGCTCTGTCAGTTGCGGCAATCGTACTGGGTATTATCGCTTCCATCTTCGCAATCACTTTGATTCGTCGAGTATTGCGCTAATCCAGTTTCAGACGACCCGTCAAAGGTCGTCTGAATTTTAAAGGGGCATAGAAATGTCGATTATAGAAACTTTATCGAAAGAGTTCGGATACAGCATTGCCGATATAAAAGAAATCGGCGGCTATGTCTTGTCGGCATATGGCGGACTTTTAGGCATCGCCCTGATACGTTCGTTTATCGACGGCAGAAAGGCAAAAGCAGCGGCTGAACGCAAAGAACGTCGTGAAGAAATTCGGGAACGGCTGGATGAAATCCGATTAAGACTTGCCGAAATCCGACTGGAAAAAGCCGAAGCTGAAATTAAAGCACATGAAGCCGAAGAGTCGTCCGATGAACATGAAGAGTGTGAAGACAGACGCCGAACGCAGGAAGAAGCATTAGCCGTTTATGAAGAACTCGTAGCAGAAGAGCAGGAACTTGAAGCACAGGAACAAGAGTTCGAAACGATTGCAAACGGTATAGGCGAAGATGAAGACGACGACGGCGTTTATATCTATAAGGATTGCTGATGGGCTATCAAGTCGGAAACAACTGTTACGCAACCCGCCAGGACGCCGAAAACGTCTATTTCAGCCTAGTACCTCCAAGGATTGGCGAAGACGGCAAGTTGATACAGCTTCAGGCGTCTAAGCTCGGTTGGATACTTAACGGTCAGGTCGTCAAAGCCGAATTGCCCGAATGCAACCCGATAGACAGCATGAGGGACGGTTCATATATAGGCTGGTCTGTGGTCGCCGTTATGGCTGCCGTGTGGGGGATGAAGCTGTTATGGCAGAAATTGAGGTAGTCGCATGATGGACTTTTATTTCTATCTCGGCGTATTTGTTCCGGTCATGGTGGGCTGGATGATTTTTAAATGACGAGGCGATATAATCCCGACTTTCCGCAATCGTTACGAAAGTTAGGATTATGTTTTACATTTCAGAAGAAGAATTGAGATTCAAAAAAGACACGAATCCAGATTTTACAAATGAAAAATTATGTCATGTGTTTATCACTGAATTATTCAATTTGAAAAATTTGTATCCGTTTCATAATTTTATTGAGATTGCCAAAAACGCAATGCAATATTATTTGAACAGAACTTACTTAAATGAAGTAATTGTATTTTTTGAAGACCATTCAATTCTGAAGGTGGATTTCACAGAAGACGGATTCGGATGGTCTGAACATTATGATGAGGATATTACAACGGCTGTTTATTACGGTCGTTATACTTTTAGGTTGTAATTTTGCTTTTGCAGAAGCTGAAATTGTGGTTGAAACAAATGGACGAATGAGGGTTGTTGCGGGCGAGTACAATAGAAATGGTATTCGCCCTTGGAAGTATATAAGTGGTAAAGGACCGATGTTTTATCATGAGTATTCGCCACATTTTGATAAAAGCCTAGCTGTACGCCATGCAGCTTCGGGAGCAGTTTCAAAATCAAAAGTACCAGTTCAGGTGTTGAATACGGTTTCCCGTCAAAGCGTCCTTTCAGGCGCATTTGGTCTGGTAAAAAGAGGCGCGGCATTAGGAACACGTTTAAGTGGTTGGGGTACAGCCGCATATTTAGCCTACGAAGCCTATCAAGCAGTAAAAGGAGACCTCGAAAGCCAAGGCTACCATTACGACGCAAGCAAAGAAGAATTTTACAAGGACTGGGCGGCAAGAAATTGTATTTGGGAAAGAGATGATAATGATAGAGTATATGATGTTGATTGTTACGGTGTCGACTCGTCAATAACTAGACATCAGTCAACAGACGATCCAAAAAAGCAAGAAGAAATCAAATTCCTTATGGAAGCCCAAATGGAAAGGATTGCCCGTCCGTATTGGAAACAAAAACAAAAAAGATTGGCAGAGGGTAATAGCGTTTTAGATTGGAACAAGTATATTTTTGATAAGTGCTTTTTTACTTGGAACGGTGGAAGTTGTGATGTTTCAAGGGGCGCTGACAAAAGAAGCGTTATTTTTTTTAGTCTAAAGATGAATCAAAGAGAGCTTCTAACCCCGCAAAAATTTTTAGAAATCGCAACGCCATCTATTGACCGAAATCCAACCCCATTTGTCGAAGGAACAGGCAGACCCGGTTACAGCGAAGGCGTACAAGTCTCCCCCACGGTAGTTACCCTAGGTCCGGTAACAGGTTCTGACGGACGACCAATCCAAATCCAAATAACTTTCGGAAAAGACAGCAATGGCAAAACCACGGCAACCGTCACCACAACCCCGCGCCCTGACCTTACACCGGGCAGCCCCGCCGCTCCCAAAACCAACCCAAACCCTACATCGGGAAGCGGTAAACCAGGAGCAGACGGTAAACCAGGAGAAGACGGTAAACCAGGGGCAGACGGTAAACCAGGCGAAGACGGCAAACCTGGAGCAGACGGTAAACCAGGCGAAGACGGCAAACCAGGCGAAGACGGCAAACCTGGAGAAGATGACAAACCCGACGATAAGCCGAAAGAGGACGACAAACCAAAGGAAAGCGGTGGTTTGCTTTGCGAAGTATTCCCTAACATCCTAGCCTGTGCCGAAAAAGGAAATATAGAAGAACAGGAAGAGCCGTTCAAAATACCGCATACCCAAAACGAAACAACCTTTAGCCCTGATTTCTTTCTACCTGACAACGGCGTTTGTCCTGCTCCCAGAACAGCAACCTATTTAGGCATAACGATGGAGTTCAAATATGACCTGATTTGCCGTTTTGCCGAAATGATACGGTTCTTGGTTATAGGTATAGCTGCCGTTGCAGCCGCATTTATCATGTTCTCGAGTAGAAAGGACTAAAGTATGCAAGCCGCGTTTTTCGCCATATTACAAAGGCTGCTGACCTATATTGTCGTAAAAGTATTTATAGCTATCGGAATCAGTTTCGTAACCTTTACGGGCTTTACAGTCGGTCTAGGATTCGTCAAAGACTACATCAGCAATCAATTCAATTCCATGCCGTCCGATATTCTGCAAATCATTATGATGGCAGGTTTTGGACACGCGTTAGGGCTGATATTCGGCGCATTCGCCTTTAATGTCGCTATGCAAAGCATAAGCAAACTGTCATTCATACCGGGTGGAGGTAATAAATGATTATTCTACAAACAGGCGTTCCGGGCAGCGGAAAGACCAGTTCCGTCGTTAATATGTTGATGACCGACGAAAGCTATACCCACTTTACCGATAAAGACGGCGTCAAGAAAAAACGTCCGCTCTTCGTCAACGGCATTCCCGAACTCAAAATCGAACATGAAGAACTTTCAGACGAACAAATCAAATCACAGCCGTTTCAAGACTTCCTCCCTTATGGCTCGCTCGTCATCATAGACGAAGTGCAAAGGCTGATGGGTACACGTTCAGCCGCTTCCAAAGTACCGCCGTTCATTGAAGCCTTGGCAACACACCGCCATCACGGTTTAGACATCGTGTTGATTACCCAACATCCCAGCTTTCTTGACAGTTTCGTCCGCCGGCTCGTTCAACGGCATATGCACGTTTCAATTAAGCCCGTAGGTCGTAAACTATACGAATGGAACGAATGCGTTGACCAGCCCGATAGCAGCGCCAATATTGCTAAAGCCATTGAGCGGACGTTTGTCGTGCCTAAAAAGTCCTTCGGTATGTATAAATCCGCCGAAGTACATACCAAGCCAAAGCGTCGCATACCCAAAAGCCTGATATTCGTCGTCTTGTTTATACCGCTTTTGATAGGCTTCACGCTTTACACGATAAACAACATGAGCAAACGGTTCAGCGCGGACGGGCAACAAACGACGGCCACAACTGCCGCATCCGATGTAGAGGGTACAGAATCTAAAACCAGCCCTGCGACTGCCGATATAGGGCAAAATCTCAAACCTGAAGATTTTGTACCCACCCTCGCCGAAAAGCCCGAAAGCAAACCCATCTATAACGGCGTCCGCCAAGTCAAAACATTTGAGTACCCAGTCGGATGCGTCGATGGCGGCAAAAGTGGCTGTACCTGCTATTCCGCCCAAGGAACACCCTTAAAAGAGATAACCAAAGCCATGTGCAAAGACTACGCTAAAAACGGCTTGCCGTTTAATCCGTATAAGGACGAACAACAACAGGCAGCCCAACAGCCACAAGCAGCACAGCAGACCGCCTATGAGCCTGAAAAAGGACAAGTCCTCACGATGGGCGGGCAAAGCCCTCAAAACCTCATGTATGACGGCTACGTCGAAGCAGGGCAACAGTTTGCACAACGTGGCGGGGTCGTCGGCGCACGATGATAGAAAGGTCGTCTGAAACATCAGACGACCTTTTAACTTTGGCGGGTTGCTATTGACTGAAAAGCATGATTAACGCTAAGATGATTCTACCGTCAATCCTGATGGTCAAAAGCAGTTTCCCGATGACAACAGTTAACTGCATTTAAAGTTCCTCAAAGAAGTTTATCAATGCGGAACAAACAGAATCCCCGTTGCAGCGGGGATTTTTGTTGCCCCGCCCTTTTGGTTTAATTGTAGGTCTATTCAAATCTAAATCATAAATTTCCTTTCACGAATCAAAAAATTGTCATTTCCCCGGCGAAATTTTTATTAACATCTGCCCCGCGTTCTTTGGGGTTTGTTTTTGGAGGGCGGGTATCAATTCGGAGTGAGTTTGAATTTCCGCCTTTTCACTGAATTTGAGTTTCCTGTTCTCCGTGGATGCTTCCGTTTGGGCGTGCAAAGAGGCAAAAGAAAACAGCCCGAATCGGAAAGATAGGGGGAAGGTTTGTAAAGACGCAAGATTTACCGCGTCTTTATGAATACCCCCTATCTTTCCGATTCGGGCTGTTTTAAATTGACTCTGCCCAAAAGGAAGCATCCACGGAGAACAGGAAACGAAGGGAAACACGCAACAGACAAACTTCACGGGTCGCGCCTGCGCGACAACAACAAAGTACGAAGTACATCGCACGCCTTGCGTGCCACGCCCCGCAGGGCATATCCCCCGAAACTCAAGAAATGCTAGAATCTCAAACGGCAGCGGCTTAGCTACCCGCCGCCGAAGCCGTCCAGCCTGACAAACGACCAAGCCCCCGAGGCTGATAAAAAGATTAGGCGGACGGCTTTTTGTTTGTGAAATTGAGTAGTATCAAAGAACCGAGATTCTGAATAAGTAAGGGTAATCGACCATGAGAAACGCCGCAGGACTGGACATATCGAAAGACACGATAGACGCCGCCGTCGTCATCGGCGACAGCGTACAGACCAAGAAATACAGCAACGACGAAACAGGTATACAGCAGCTTGAAACATGGCTGCAAACCTTTGAAGACATGCCCGTCTGCATGGAAGCCACAGGCAACTACTACGAAGCCGTCGCCGACTATCTCGCCGAACGGCATACCGTGTACGTCGTCAACCCCCTGAAAATCAGCAAATACGCCGAAAGCCGATTTGCCCGAACCAAAACAGACAAACAGGACGCCAAGCTAATTGCCGAATATTGCCAAACCGCAAAGGAGAAAGACCTTATCCACCGATCCAAACCCACCGACGCACAATACAAGCTCGCCCGCCTGACCGCAGCATACGCTCAAATCAGCCAAGAATGCACCGCCATGAAAAACAGGCACGAAGCCGCCAAAGACAGCGAAGTCCGCGCCATCTTCAAAAACATAATCCGACACCTGCAAATGCAGCTCAAAACCCTCAAAACTCAAATCCAAAAGCAGACGCAGACACCCCAATACCAGCCCCAAATTAAACGGCTGGAAACCATCCCCGCCATCGGCAGACTGACCGCCGCCGTCCTGCTCCAATACCTCACGACCGCCGACTTCCCGACCCCAAACAAATTTGCCGCCTTCGCAGGATTGAGCCCGCAACAGAAACAGTCAGGCACAAGCGTCAAAGGCAAAGAAAAAATCACCCGTTACGGTAACCGCAAACTTCGGACAGCCCTATTCATGCCCGCCATGGTCGCCTACAGAATGAAAGCCTTTCCCGCCTTCATCGCCCGCCTCGAAGCCAAGAATAAACCCAAAAAAGTCATCATCGCCGCCCTGATGAGAAAGCTCGCCGTCATCGCCTACCACGTCCACAAAAAAGGCGAAGACTACGACCCGACCCGCTACGCCGCCGCCTGA